ACTCAAGTTTGTAATACAAAAACGCCTGAACAATTAGAAAACATTGAACGCTATCGCCATAAATGGCAACCACGCGGCGAAACAGCGCATTATGCTTTACAACAGCGGATGCTAGGCAACGATAAAATCGAAATGGGCGACTATGAAGATTGGATTAAACCATTGATGGATTTGGAATTGTGGGAAGATTTTGAGCCGTGGGCGGTTGAATATATGCTTTGCGATCTTGAAAAATCTGTCGGGGGGCAACTTGATCTTTTGGGCTACGACAACAAATCGCAAAAGCTGATGTTGATTGATTTAAAAACACAATCGCAAAAGTACGCCAAGCCATATTCAACAGACGCGCAGATGGGAAGTTATCTTGAAGCGCTTGCGGAACATCACAAAATTATTCCTGATGTATGCAAAACAATCTGGGCTAGACCTAATAGATGTGTAGTTGGCGAAGATCAACACACAATTGATTGCGCTTACGCTTGGTCGCAGGCGTGGAAAAGATTTGATTCTGAACAGGGGGGATTTTGAATGAAAGATTATAAGTCGGGAGAATATACAATTCAAGAACACGTCAAACAATGCGGTCATTTAATGAATTTACCACCCCGTAGTTATTTACTTCATTTAAGAAAAAAAAATGAAAGAACTTGAATTTCGTGTTGTAGGTTTACCCGCGCCGCAAGGTTCAAAAACTTTGACAAGATACGGCGGATTGCGGAACGGGTAAAAATGCAGAAATTTTAAAAAATAACGCGCCTTTTTTCTGCACTAGCAAAACTACAGGAGACGTTGACAAGCTGACCCGTAGTACTCTTGATGCCCTATCTGTTACATCTGGCGGAACTGTTCTTGCGGATGATTCTCTTGTTGTTTGTTTGCAGGCATTGAAACGGTATGCAAAACGATTTGAACATATCGGGGCAAATATAAATATAAAAACTTTTGACAAACCAGAATAAATTGGTAGACTAAAGAAATCAGACTAATACTTGAATGTCAAACCAACCTGAACCAATCGAAATCCCAAATCTGGGCGGCCTGATAACGACAGGCGATCTTTACAAGAAAGGGCGTTTTACATATAGCGCTTGGGCTAAGACAGCGCAAAGAATAAGAGAAGAAGCGCCAAACTGGTTTTTTGCTTTGGAACCTGACCCAAACGGTCAACTTGTTTGGATGGCTCCCGACAATACAGGTTATTTGATGGGATGCTTTGTAAATGTAATTACAGGGGTCAAACTACCTTTATTTCCATATGCAATAACAGACAATACAAACAAAGCCATTAGTTACGAAAAAATCAGTTCAAATCATATACAAAATTCACAACGCCGTCATTTGTGCGCCTGCGCTTGTTACTCCTTTGGTGATGCTTACGAACTTTGGGCTGATGTTGAAGTTAAAGACCTTGACCAACCAAAAGAAGAACCGCCAGAAAATAACGATGTTGTAAGAACACCGACAAAACCGAATCAAGAACCTGATAAAGATTATTTAATTCCTAAACCTATAAACCCACAAGCAAGGGATTTGATTTGCCAAGACATTCGCGAATCAGGCCATCAAGAACAAATCTTGAAAGAGTTTAAAGAACATTTCAAACTTAAAGTAGACAAAGTACGTCCGCAAAATATTACATTATCTGAACACGGCAGATTTTTGCGCCAAGCTGTTGAAAAGTATAAAGATGATTAATGACCGAAGAACAGGCCACAAAATCAGGCGAAGAAGTTCTTGCTCAACTTCGATCACGCCGCAATTCTTATTACAACCGCAACAAATTTTATTTCAGAACCGATGATACGCAAGCCACCTTAATTCGTAAATACTGCGCGAAAAATAAAATTTCGCTTACACAATTATTTGAACAACTTTTAACAAATTTTTTTAATCATGCCTGAATCATTCAAAGCCGCGATGCCCTATCCAATCAAGTTTTCAACAAGTGAAAACGAATATGAAGATCAAGATAGATTTCCACAAAAATTTTCTATGTTTATTCCTTGTGAATCTGTTACCGCTTTTTGCGAAGAAATCGTTAAAATGGTAGACACCAAACAAAAGAAAGGTAAAGTTTGGGATTACTCCAAGAAAGAAGAAGTCGAAGTCGATGGTATCTACATCAACGCAAAAGCCAAAGAAGGAAAATATGGACTATTTGGCAATATAAATCTTAATTTTATTGAGCCTAAAGAGGTTGACGAAATACCTTTTTAATTTTTGATTTATCTTCTTGCTTTTCTTTTTTAAGACTTACTTTAATTAGTTCTGTTTCGAGATCGCCAATCTTTGCAATGCAATTTTTGATGATCTCGTCTTTTTGCCAATTTTGCCGCTGATAATTTACAGCTATATCAAGTAAATAATCGAAGTCAGTTATCTCGGCCAACATCCGCGCCTGAATCTCAAGATAAAGTTGATCTTCAAGCGTTTCTGTTATGGTAAGCCAATCATCCCAAGCCATAGCAAGCTGACCTCCTTATATTGAAAATAGGCTAACTTTTGGGGAATTAGTTAGCCCATTTTTTTGCAGAGAAGGCATTGACCACCTAATGCCTTACGCCAACCATAACTTAAAGTTATGTAACAGGCCACAACTTTTCTTTAACTAACTTAACGATTTCGTCATCAATGTCTGTTTCTGTAGACTTTGCATAGTCCTCAAGCAATCCAACAACGAGAGATTTTACCGCATTGGATTTGACGAAGAACTTCAGTATTGGCTTGATAAATCGAATCATGTTTTTGTAATATATTCTTTTCAACTCTAGACAAATTTGCTAGTTTTAGCAAAAAGGTCTTTTTATGGCTGAAGATACTGCCAAAGAAGTAGAACAAGAAGAACCGCAACAAGGTAATTCAATTCTTTCAAACCTTGTCCAGATGATTATACTTTTTTGGAGTTTGGGAGTCATTTCTTTTGCGTACTTCGGAAATTCAACCCGACAAATTGATACGACATTCGCGGCTGGATTATTGTCAGCCGTGATGTCAAATATGGGACTACAAGTAAAATCGACTACAAATGGCAAAAAGAAACTTGGTAAGGTTAATATAGTAGATAACAAAAACTCGAAAGTAGGTATCAAATGAAAAAATTACTTCCTATTTTATTTTTGCTTCCATCTGCGGCGTTTGCCGATATGACGTCAACGATAACGTCATCTGTACAAATAGATGTTCAATCGGCAGCGACAGCGGTTGAAAGGATGGCAAATTCTTATTCTGTTTCTGGTTCAGGTGTAGAAACAACTGATGGTACAACAGCTGGCTTAATTGG